ACTACCAAGCACCTCATCAAGACGCTTCTTCAGGTCATCATAAGTCTTATAGTTCTTGGGATCCAGGAACTCCTTGAGAGTGTATTCAGACTTCCAAATCTTCTCAAGCTGTGCGTCATCGTCCAGAAGAGGCGAAGCATTGTCAAATGACGAAGTGTCATAGTTGACATAGCCAGCGACCATGCGTGAGCGAAGCTTGAAGTTAGCACCGTTCCAAAGATCGAACGGATTCATTGGAGTATCACCCTCATACTCAGGATTCATAGCTGCGGTAAGCTTATCAAAAATCTTCTTACCGAACTTGTAGAGGAACACCTTACCTTCGTTGGCAGGATTTGAAGGATCCTTCACGACATAGATGTTGGTAACATAGTGCAGTCTGCGCTTTTGTTCACGGGCCTGCTTGCGCTGCCAAGAGTTCTCGTCGGATGTAGCATTCCAAAGAGAAGAGTTGTATTCGCCTACAGGATCCTTCTGACCGATAGAAGTAAGTGAGTTCTCAATATACCACTTACCGGTCGGACCCTTGAAGCCGTGATCAAAGTAACGAACCCAAGGAAGTGCATCATCACCATCAACAGCAGGTGCAGGCAGAAAGCGAATGACAGCCATGCCATTGCCAGCCTTGTCACGATCCAGCTTCCAGAAGCGAGTATCTTCTTCGCGGTCGTTATTACCTTGCGGTGCGTTGATCTTTTCGATTTCCTTAGTAAGACGGGAAATATCGGTTGAGGACTTCTTGAGGGATGCAAAGTTTGTCATTGTATGTTCTCCATGTATAACAGTGTATGTTCGTTGTATAGTTTGTATATAATAGCAGGACAATCTCGTCTTGTCAAGTATATATAGTATCATTTATCTTGGTTTTCAAGATTTGTTTGAACTTTTTTTTGTCTAAATCTTGGAGCAAAAACGGAGCAAACTTCCGTGCTTTGAAGCTGAACTTGGACCATAGATAGTCGTCCTTGAGTTTAGCATCAAACTTTGGAATGAAGTCAATGAATATGTTCATGATCAGCAATGTTTCTAGAGACAGATCACCACGCATATACTCATTGAGGAACTTAGGATAACCATTGTCTTCTAATTTGAATAGAGACTTGATGTCATCATACTTTTCCAGTTCATTCTTAAATTCGTAGGACATGGACTGGACTTTTCGCAAATACTTTTGAGTAGATTCAAAAGCGCCATCATCCAACATATCTCCAATCCATGTCCTATCTGCTAGGAAAGATAGTGCAACGTGTGTCTTTACATCATTACACTTTCTGGCCAGCTTCTCAAACTGAAATCTATCCTTGCGAGACAGGAACGATTCCTTGCTTGCATTGACTTTACCATTATACTTGAAGTAATCATACTTGTCACTAGTAAAATGACTCTTCAATGCAAGATAGGTACAGTAAGTTTCATATCCTGTAAGCTTCATTTATCAAAACGGCAGTTTTGTGGTGTTTGACTTTGGTAAGAAGTTGAGTTCTTCAGCTTCAAGTTGAATTTTGGCCTTGAGTGAACCAGAGATAAGCTTTGCTGCTAGTTCAATCTCAAAACCTGTATCATTGCAATACTCAATAATGGAATCCATATATGATAGTTGCTTCTCTTTGGCCAGAGTTTCAATGGCCAAAGAAAACGTTGTCATCTCTTCTTTCGTAGGCATGATTACTTGCCTGCGTCAGGCGTATAATCAGAAGAAAGTTTGTGATTTGTCTTTATATTCACGAACATCTTTTCACCTTTTCTATCAATAAATAATGTAACTTCTTCCAGATCACCATTCAGCATAGCAAGTTCAGTAATCAGATCATTTGGATTTGATACTAACTTAACATTGGCTTTGTTCTTTGGTGTTGTGATACCAATAATAACATCACCTTGCTGTATTCCTGCCTTTGCTGCTGCTCCATCTGGCTCTAGTTCTCTTACTATAACAGATTGTCCGTCATCTGTCAAGTCTGCTGATACGTTTATAACTTTCCAATGAACTTTACCAAGAGCGTTAAAATCATTTAGAACCTTTTTGACAAGATTAGAAGGAACGCAAAATCCATATGATCCGCCTTCCAAAGCAAGCATCATTGTACTAACGCAAACAACTCTACCATTTACATCAAAGATGGGACCACCTGAGTTGCCCTGGAATAAGTTTGCATCTACTTGATCCATGAACTTTGGATTAGGTCCAGCACGACGATGCTTACCTGATATTATACCCTCAGATATTGTCCATGTCAAACCCCAAGGATGACCAATGACTATAACTCTATCACCAGGCTTTGTCATATTGCTATTGCCCAGTGATAGATTAACAGGGTTTTCGGTTGCTTCAAACATTTCCCAATCGCTCAATCTAATCACAGCAATGTCAGATATGGGATCAGCGTAGACTACTTTTGCTTCATATTCTTTTCCAGACTTGCTTGAAAAGACCTTGATTTGCCCCTGACCAGCAATGACATGATGATTCGTAACGATTTGATTGTCTTCAAGAATGAAGCCTGTGCCGCTTCCTCCAGATGTTGCGTCGATTTTATTTTGAATAAGAACAACACCATTCACAGTCTCATTATAAACTTCCTTAGCAGACTTTTCGTTACAGCCCACTAATGCAAGTGCTAAAACACTCACTGCTAAAAGTTTCTTCATTGATTTGTTCCTTTCTCTGGTGGAACTATTTGTTCAGATATCTCAATATCAGGAATGGTTGGCTTGTATGTATCGCCAGCTTTAGGCAACAATCTCTCAAGGAGTTGCCCTAATACACCAGACGATTCTTCCCCCTCATCATTACCGCCCTCTCCTTCTCCACCATTTTCTGGTGGTATACCATTTATGCGAACTTCACGACCCTCTTCAATAGCCTGTTTTGCTTTATCAAAGGATGCTGCTCTATCATTAGAGTATTTCACATAGTATGTTTTTGGTGCAACTCTTGGATAAACATACTCATACCACTTCTTAGGTATTGTGGGATACAGACTGATATAGATTGCACCAGGATCAAAATCAGATGGATTGACTATAACAACAGAAGCTAGAATGCCTTTTACTTCTCTCTTCTCTTCTGCTGGCCATCCTTTTACACCATCAAGCGAAAAATAAACAGCGTTGGCTAGAAACACAATCAAAGCAATGACTAGAACTCTTATCGTTCTGCTGTTCCAGTAAAACGCTGCTGCGATGACTAGTGCTGTGAACAATGCTATGAGAAGAAGAATTGTTTGTGTCATTGTGCTTTTATTCCAACTCTAACTGATACAAAACCATCTTTATAACGAAGAATGTTTTTCTTATCGTCCATCACAAATCTTGTTGCTGTTTTTTCTTGCCACACACTGTCCATTTTCATTTCTATTGTTTTGACAACCATATATTTTGGATTGATTCTAACAACTTCAATCGTTACAGGCACATCTATCATAGAACCTTGCCCCATGCCTTTTGATCCTGTACCTTCTGTTTCAATACAAGAATAAACATGCACATTCACAATATACTCACCAGAAAATGTTCCTCTGAATGTGACATATTCTTTGTTGTCAGGATCTATTACGATTTCTTTATTGTCAAGCTGATATACACTTCTACGCTTTCCCATATCGTCGCGTTCAAAGTACATCAGCCCTGCTTCCATAAAGCGATATGATACGACATTGTTTTGTGGATCACGAACCCACAAGTCAAGATCACAGTCAACACCTACTGGCCATTCCATTGTGATCACATAGTCTGCATTTTTTCTAATGCCTTCGTTCTGTTGTACAATAGGTGCAATGAGTAGAGTTGTCAACATAAAGATAACAACTGTACCCATCAATAGAGCGATCAGAATATCAATGTATGCAGTACGAAAATCAAACTTTTTATTCTTCATGATCATATGTTACCGCATATAGCAGCGCCTTTGTTATCAAACTGGACAGAATGCCTGTGGCATTGGTGTAAAGTGCAATGCCTAAACCAACAGACATATTAGCTAATAGTGCAGCTAGACTTGCTGGATCAGTAACAGAAGCAGATGTAATACCTGAAGTGAGAAGATAGATGAAGCCGATTACAGTGCCCAACATACCTAGAGCAAGCATCTGTTCGGAAAGAAACCAACAAGCATCAACCATCTTGTTAGTAAAGTCTTTCAGATATGCAATGTAACCAATCATTAATGTGGTTACAACGTAAAGAATAGCGAGGAGAGATGTGATCATTGTCACATCATCATGCCAAATTTTAGCAATGATGCCATTATGCCATGCCCAGAAAACGCCAGACGCAAC